GCCCAGCTTTGCACGCGTGATGGACGCGTGAAAGTGAGGCCCCCCCTAGCAGAGGGGAACCTCTACCCGCACGGGTCAAAAGACCCTACTCCTCCTTAGAGGAGCACATTCCGATATTTTAGTTTGGCGGATATCGGACGCCCAGCGATCTGCAGGTGTCTCTTGTCCTCCTGGAAGGGAGTCCAAAAGAACTTCAGAAGCGCGCCTTCGCCGTCAAGCGGGTCCTCCCGGTACTGATACCGGGGAACCATCGCTTTGACGTAGGGGCGCTGGAGCGCGTCATCCATCCCGTGAGGGATAGGGTGAATTGCCCAACGCACCAGTCCAGACGTGGTTTCATTCCCTTCGGGGAAAGGAATGATCTCGGTGATAAAATCATCGAGTCTTGTGACGAATTCCGTATGGCCGTACTGTTTCCAGTACAGATTGCGGAATGCTACAATCGCCACAACTTCTGGCACATCGCTGCGAGTGAGGGGAACCCTCTTCTTAACACGGATTGGCTTCACGCTAAATCCGTGGAAGAAGTCTCCTCCGCAGGACTCTCTGAAAAATCCATCACAGAAAGTCTTTGCGCGATTCACAACAAGTCCATACCTGGACAAGAGTGAAATCAACTCGTTGGCTGCGTACTGGTGAATGACGATGTCATCACCGTACACCCGGAACGGAAGCCCTTCAGGCTTTCGTTCAGGCTTCTCGGAACGCCTCACGGCCATCTCGGCAATCGTCGCGAAGACGATAGTCTCGATGGGAAATGTGAGAGCAGAGCCCATAGACGCGAACTTCCGGAGTTGGACGAGTTGTCCATTCGGGAGTTCGGAGGTCATCGAGCGACAAGCGAGGATCGCACCCAAAAGGTTCGGCCATCGCCTGAAGATCTTCTTGACCATCGTCAAAGAAACCCTGTCACTGGCCTCAGAAAGGTCAATGGTAGAGTAGCTCTGATCCAGAGAACCGGCTTTCGCCATCTCCTGGTTCGGAGCTTGATCCTTGTTCGACACCTGTCGGTGTCTATCCATCCACGTTCCAAAAAGGTCTGCCAGACCTTGTTGGATGAACTGGTTATAAGCCGGTTCAGCGCAGATGACGCGAGGACTCTTTGCCGTCTTAGGGACAACGCATACCCGCGCAGGGTATTCGCGCCCAGGCGGGAGTAGCTCCAAATCTTCTATCTCTCGATAGGAGGTGGAGAGGTGGTACATAGCAGGGAACCAAAGTTCCAACCGCTCTGTCCACACCTTGGACGACCACTTTCCATTGCTGGAAAGTCTTTCCGCCACTACTCCGGGTCCGTGCTTCGATCCAGTGAGCTTTTGTGTATG